TTTGGAAGCGTGAGGCCGCAGGTTCGAGTCCTGCATCTCCGACCATGACCTATTTGATCTGTTTCGTGATATCACGAAGCTGTTCGCTAGGAAAATAGTTAAAAGGGTGTGAGCCAGGCTCATACCCTTATAAACAAGAAAAGCAGTCATTATTTAAGATATAATGTAATCAGTTCTTTAACAATTTATTGGTGGGGTTAAGTGAAGTGGAGAGTAAAGTATGAGTAAAGACAACCCAGTAACATTTAAAACAGTTTGTTGGATGTGCGGAGTGGAACACACTCAAGATAAGAATAATCAAGTAGATACCACCCAACATACTGATTGGTGTAGAAAGATTACTAGAAAGATTTATGATGATTTCCAAGCGACTTTTAGAGAAGTCTATAATGTTTTAGAACTTTCTCTTGATGGAAAGAAGCTTGAAATTGCTAAATCATTGGTTGGTAATAAAATTATGGAAGCCAGAAATAAGGCAATTGAAAGAGTAATAAACTATCATCTAAAAGATGCGTCTGTTCAAATTGATAAAAAGTTTGAACCAATGGTCAATTAAAAATTAAACTATTTGACCTCACCAATAAGTTGTATAATATAACTGCCCGTCAGGGCGAGGAGAAACGGTTGGTTATTCACTAATTTCCAGCCGTTTTTTTTTGGTATAATAAAATTAGTCATAAATAAATAAGTTAATATCATGAAGATAGCGCTTTTCTCACTCACAAAAAATCGTTTAGAATATACCCAGCAAACATTTAAAAGCCTCAAAAAGAAAACTAAAATTCCCTATGACCATTTTGTTCTAGATCAAGGGAGTACAGACGATACGGTTGAGTGGTTAAAAAGTTTCCCTCACAAGCAAGGGAAAATATATGTTTATCCTTTAGCAATGAATATTGGAATCAATCGTGGAGTTAATTTTATTGTAGACAAGATAGGCAAAGACTATGACATTATTGTTAAAATAGATAACGATGTAGAGATAGAGACTACTGGTTGGTTAGACAAGATGATTAAGGCTCTGGCTCCTAAGTCATTAATTTCCCCATACGTTAAGGGACTGATAGACAACAGGGGCGGAGTTCAAAGATACACTCATATCGATAAACTTAATATTGGTTTGACTCCATTTATTGGTGGAATCTGCATGGTGGGCCACAGGAGCGCATGGTATGAAGACTCTGGTGGTTGGGAATTTCCCAGCCCAAAACATGCTGGCGGAGATAGGTCGTTCTGTATGAAGCTCGAGTTAGCTGGCTATAAATTCGGATATGTTGAAAACGTTATAGTGAAACATGTAGAGTCTACCGCTGGTCAACTAGAAAAGTATCCAGTATACTTCGAGAAACGCAAGGTAGAGCGTACTAAAATATTTTAGGAGGATAATTATGTTCACTAAAAAACAACAGGTCTGTGAAAGATGCGGACACATATATCAACCATCAAGCAGCGTAGCCTTTGTTAGAGCAAGCATAAGCCCATGCCCCAATTGTGGTTCAGATAAAGTAGCTATAGTAAGGAATTCAAGTCAAGCAAAAATAAAATCTAAAGCAGTTACAGAAAATGTTAAGGGTTTCAAAATGGGGGTGGTAAGTAAAAAAGGAATGGGCAAAATTTTATAGAAGATTGAATTAAGAGTTGAAATAATATATTGTTATATTTGACAAGTAGAGTCTACTTTTAATATACTTGTTTTAGTTTCAGTTTCAGTTAAGAGTTCTCGTAAGAGTCTAAAAATATTAGATTCGTTTATGGAGCTCTTTTTTAGTAGGGTTAGAGTATGCACCTAATTTATAATTGCGGCTACAACGCAACACTGGGCTTACAGGGAAAATATACCTATAAATGGTATAAATTTAAAAAAAGGTTTATAACCGAGGTAGATGACGAGGATGGTAAAGCATTCTTGGAGATGACCTCTAAAGATATTACCTGGTGCCCAAAGAACAGTAAAACTGTACCGCCATTTATGAAACTCAAAGATTGGTGCTCTGGCAAAGAAGGAAGGTTTGACCCTAAACCTGTCACAATCTATGACCCAGACAAGTATAAAGAATTATTTTTATTAACAGAGGAAAGCAAATAATATGGATAATAAAACACAAAGATTCAAAATTTCATTGCCTATTATAAAGACATACGTTGAAATCCATAAGGATAAAGATGGCAATGAGAAAGAAGTGAGATTTGTCGAAGGTTTAGCATCTGGCACGGAGAAAGACCTACATGGCGACAGAATGGCTCCATCGGCCATCCAAACCATGGCAGATTCTCTAAAACTCCATGTTATCAACCTCAACGATGAGCACAACACTTCATGGCAGAGCGAATTAGGAGAATTAGTAGAATTAGAAGTGACAAAAAAAGATGATTTAAGAATAAAAGCAAAACTGAACGAAATGAGCAAGTCTAACGATTTGTGGTATGCTTTGACAGACCTCAATAAGAAGCTCGGGCTTTCAATTGGTGGTTACGTCAAAGAGTACGAGATGGAAAAGGATGAAAGCGGTGATGAGCCGACATGGGTCCGTGTCTACAAAGACATTGAATTAGATCACATTGCGGTAACTTCACGACCAGCCTATCCAAAAGCATGGGTTTCTGTGATTTCGAAATCTATAGAAATTAGCGAGGCAGACCTCAAAGAAGTCAAAAAGAGAGTCCCCGCTACATATAATAAAGAGCAAACATTAAAAGAACTGGCTCATAAAATAGTTCGAAGCATTCAAAACATGGAAGCAGACTTGCTTCTTGAATTAGCCATTACAGGCTTATCGTTTTTGAATGAGGAACAGTTAAAATTAGTAGAAAGGAATCTTCCTATGAATAAAAAAGATGTCTCACTGGAAGCTGAAGAAGCTCAAAAAGCTGATGCTGAGGTCCAACCCGAGGACAAAGCTGAAACTACAGCGAAACCAGAGAATGAGTCATCCGAAGATAAGTCTGAAGTAAGCGAAGAATCTAAGGATGAGGCAGAGGAAGCCGAAGCTACTGACGCTGAAGCAACTGAGGAAAAGTCAGCAGAGAAATCTGAAGACAAAGCCGAAGAAGCAGATGCAAGTAGTGAGGAAGCCGAAACTGATACCGAGGAAACTGAAACTGAAAAAGATGAATCAGAAGATGATTCGGGCGAGGAGGAAGCTACGGACGGCGAAGAGGATACTGAGGATGCTGATGCAGAGAAATCTGACGAAGATAAATCCGAAGATAAATCCGACGAAGCTGAAGAAGGCCAGTTGTTAAAGACTGTCCATGAGTTATCAAAATCTCTCAAGAGTATGGTGGAAGCCAATACAGATCTCGTTAAGAGAATTGAGGAGCTTGAAGCTCAACCAGCGGATCGCAAAACCATTGCAGTCAAAAAGTCTGTTGGCGACGACGACTCAGAAGAAGTCGACGCTAAGGCTTTGAAGAAAGAGCGGGATGAAAAAATCGCAGAGTTGAGAAAAACTCATGTGAACAACCCAGCTCTCTTCAGCATGATTCAACGGACACGTTCTGAATATGCTTCTAAAATTCAACAGTCAGAGTAAAAGTCTAAGAAGTTAAAATATTATTAATTGCTCAAGCAAAGGAAAGGCTAAAAATATGAATTCTCGAGAACAATTGAGAAAATCACTGTTAGATGCCGCATCCCTACTGGAAAAATCAGCAAAGCTAGAGCAGGGCGTGGATGAAGCAGCAGCAATGCTCATGAAGGACGCCATTTACACGACAACCTCTGGTGCTTTTAAGCAGAGAGAACATTTGGACACCCAAATTGGAGATATCACTCGAAGAAATACTCCATTTTTGGACAAAGTTGCCAAAGTCAAAGCAAATGGTAAAACCCATGAGTGGGATATGGTTACAGCACTCGGTAGTAACGACACAGCAGTCGCCGAATGTGGTACCCCTGCAGAAAATGATGCAACAATCACTCGCTACAGTGCACAAATCAAGACATACGCCACAAGCGTAAAAGTCTGTGATTTAGCACAGTGGGCGGCAAGTGATTACTTTGACCTAATGAATCTTCATTTGGAAAAAGGAATGCGCAAAATTCTCCACGACGTAGAAAAGAAAATCTACTACGGAAATCATGATGGGACAGCCACCAATGATTTCTCTGGCCTGTACAAGTTAATCGCAGATTATGCAGGAAGCTCCAATACCATTAATGCAGCTGGGAATCCAATTTCTCAGACCTACATTGACAACGCTATTCAAGCAGTTGTCGACAATGGTGGAACCCCTACATCCATGTTTATGGGTGCCAAAGACTTGAGGGATTTCGCAGCTCTATGGGCTAACAAAGTCGTTTACAACGACCCAGGTGCTGGGATGACGTTTGGATATAATGTAGCTCGCTACATGTCCTGGGCGGGACCAATCGAGATTTTACTCGACCCATTCTTGACAGCAGCTAACTCACCAAACAACCCCAACACTGATGTATTTATCGTTGATATGAACGAAATTGCACTAGCACAAACCGAGCCAATGTATCGACTACCAACTTATCGTGCTCTAGACCTCGCTGAAACACAAACAGTGGTCTGGAACATCGTGTTGGAAGTTCGTGTACCCCAGTGGCAAAGTTGTGTGAAAAACTTGGGTTGATGTATCAATCCATTTTAATGGCAAACTGTCATTGATAATTTACGTATTCTAATATATAATTAGGATATGAAAATCTCTCAAAAGGCTACTAACAAGAAAAAAATAGTAAAAGACGAAAAACCTACCAATAGAGATTCTAAAGGTAGGTTTTTTAGTGGTTCAACAAGTGCTTTTAAAGGAAGAAAGCATTCAAAAAAAACCAGGAAAAAAATGACAGAGTCAAGGAATAAATACTTTGAAAAAGTAGATATGGATGAGTACAGGAAATATCATGTAGGTAAGAAACAATCTGAAGATTGTAAAAAGAAGCATTCTATTTTAAGTAAAAAAATGTGGAGCGATGAAAAATGGGCTAAGGAAAGAAGAAAACAAATTAAAAAACAAAATCAAGACCCCAAAGTAAGAGCTAAAATATCCAAAGCCCTTAAAGGAAAACCAAAATCTCAAGCACATAACAAAAAAGTATCTGAAGCAATTAAAGAGTGGTGGAATAAGCCAGAAAATAGAAAAAAAATGACTGGTAAAAATGCTCATACTTGGAAAGGTGGAATTACGCCATTAAGAAAGAGGATACGGAATTGTACTAAATATAAAGAATGGCGACTATTAATCATGGAGAGAGATAACTACACTTGTAATAAATGTAGCCAAAGAGGCGGATGGAAAGAAGTAGACCATTACCCAATAACTTTTGCAGAAATATTAAAAATATATAAAATTGATTCATTAAAAAAGGCATTGAATTGTGATAAACTTTGGGATATTAATAATGGGAGAACACTTTGTAGAAAATGTCATAGAAACTAATAAACTTGCCTTCCCCTTTTTGAAAGTGTTATACTGTTAATGTATAATTAAGAAACTAGTTTAAGGAGATAATATGAAAGATTTAGTAATAGTCAGAAGTAAAACAATTAACAACGAATCTGTT